TGGTATAACGGGGTGTTCTACGGAATGGGGATAGACGTTTCTTCTCGTATAGGTATGTCCAACTTGTTGTACCGTTCGATGCCTAATCAAGAAAACGAAAGTATAATTACAGACGGTATAGAAATGCTCGGCGGCCCTATAGCAGGAATTACTATGCGTATAGGCCAAGGAGTTGACATGATGCGTGACGGGGAGATGATGCGTGGCACTGAAAGGTTGTTACCGGCAGGTATAAGCAACATGTTTAAGTCTGTAAGGTTTGGTAAAGAAGGAGCAAGAACTTTACGGGGGGATGTTATGGTCGAGGACTTAAGCCCTACTTCTTTGGTGGGGCAGTTCCTTGGTTTTGCGCCTACAAAGTACTCTCGACAAGTAGAGATAAACGCACGAAACATTTATCAAGATAGGTTAATTGGTAAGAGGCGAAGCAAACTTTTGAAGGATCGGAACATAGCAATCGTAGAAGGAGACACAGATGAAGAGCGGAAGATTGATAAAAAGATTATTGAGTTCAACCAAAAACATCCTGAGTACCCAATTACTTCCGATACAAAACAACGCTCTAAAAGAACTTTCGACAATAATAGTATGGAGATGGACAACGGGGTGTTAATTTCTTCTCCGCGCCGAGAGCTTGTACGGCAACAAACGCTAGACCTGTGGGGTACAGACTAAGAGCGCCTGTACCTTTACTTCATCCTCCACAGCCGCACACCATACTTACCGTTCTCTACACCAATACGTTTCTCTAAACTACTTTTGTCCAGTTGGCTCGCTTCCATTACGTGCTCTAGTGCTTTACCAGTATTTATACAAGGGATGAACATAGAACTCCCCGGCGTAAACTTACTCCAGTTCACTACCATACGCACCCCATCAGGGGAGATGTCAGTCAGCCTTATCCGCATCATGGTTCCACGCGCACTCGATAACGTTGGGGGAGCCTACGTCGTATTGAGTACCCCTACCCGCCCTCATTTTGTAAGTTTTGCCACACATTCTATCCAGTATAAGTTGACGTATGCTAGCGTAATGATGCCCCTCTTTAATGCACCAGTCTTTAAGGGGCTTAGGGAAGATATAGAGTTTGTGTAAAGAAGGCTCCGCACGACCCACCCATTTGTAGCTGGGTTGATTTGTGTGCATCATCGTGTCGGGCATACTTTCTTGAACGTTAGTGACGCGCAACCATCCTTGTGGGTGGTCTTGGTAGAATTGCCCCACGATCTCCTCTATGTCGATCACCATATCCTTCATGTCCATTTTCATCATCACCAGTTTGTTAATTATCCATTTGTACAGCGCCTTTAAATCCCAGTCTATTAGATCGATTTCTTTTGCAATTGTCAGCCCTGCAAAAGTAACTGCCATTCCTGCAACCCAATAACGGTGCTGTGATTCTAGTTTAGCGTCTTTGAGCATGCCATCTCTAGTGTCCAGAATAAGGTTCTCTACACTCTTCATGTTATTGAGTATGTGTTGGATGTAAATCTCACCAGCATGCCCATAATGGTTTTCAAGATTACTCTGTAGTTCGTTTGCAACGTTAGCTTCTTCAGTGGTAAAAAGCTTTTTCTCCACCACGTTTTCTATAAGCCGAGCCATTTCGCCTTGAGGTAAAGACTTAAGGCTAGTCATTTTCTCTGCGACAGACGAGTTCCCTGAAGTACCGCACATAAGACTCCACGAGTCCCCTCTATAGCGTTCCTCGTTCTCCCCTTTGCTGCTCATTCGATTTCTCTGCTCACCATCGCTGACAGCGTAGCAAAAATCACTAGCGTCTTTGTCCATGTGGTTGGAGATTTCATCGATGTACAGAACGTGGTTCTTCCACACCTCTGCACGGTTCCATCCTGAGTTACCTGTATCCTTTCCCTTTAGGATGAGTTTGGAGTTGGGATTCCCCCATACAGATGCCCCGCCTTTCATACCCGTAGTTTTACCGTACCCAGTTTCAGCACTCATAAGATGGAAGATAGCTCCCGCTATTCCGGGCACGAACTCCATAAGAGGAGAACCAAAGGACAGCCCAAACATCATTTGGTGTTGTTCAAAATCTGGTCTGTTGTAGTACTTTGCAACATTCTTCCAGCCCTCTAACGTCCCCTTCTTCTGAAACAGCGGGATGTACTGGGCAGTACGGGAGCTGGGTATGTTTTTCTCTATACGATTTGCAAAAATTTCTTGGCCGCCAATCACATAGGACTTTGCGTTTTCAGTCCACCCGAACTGAGTATGTACCTTGACTAAATCCTGAGTGACTTTTAGTTCCTCTACCCATTTAGCTATATAGTTCATCATATTACCTGCTTGGTTTGCCATGACCATTATATCTTGCTTACCTAAAGCTTTTCTAAATTCTTCCTTACCCGTTATTTTTTCACTAGAAAGTATAAACTGCTTTACCCCTTCCCGTTCAGTGTGGTGCTCAAAAATCCATGAAGGCCCATCTATAGGGTCTAAAAGACGTTTAGTTAGATAAATATCACGGTGGTACACTTCTATTTCTACTTCTTCCCCATCCTTAATAGTGGTGGTGTATACGCCACCACCGGAGCGACGCTTGTAGGGGCGAGGGTAGGTAGGGATGTTGAGCTGAGTAGATGCCACGACAACACCCTCTACAACTTCCTCTACCTCACCTTCTATTATGTGGCCTTCTACCACATTAGTTTCTGCTTCGCGCATCTCTCTACATAAACTAATAGGAGACTTGAATTTATTCTTATGCACACAGCCTTCACACCCTGCGGGGTTTTCGGCTTCAAATGTAGTGCACAGGTGCGGAGAGTCGATAGACGCGGCGATAGTGTTGGTTTCGTCTACTGAGTACCCCTCATAGTTTCGGGATATTACATGTATAGCTTGTTCGGCATCTACGTCACAATGTTTAGCTATAGACAGAACGTGTAACCATTCTGGATAAGACATGTCGTTAGGATGCCTAATAGCTTTATCGACTTGACCACAGCCAGTCCCGCGTGCGGTTTGGCGTATGAGTTTGCTAAACGACCATTGGTACTTACTGCCATACCCGCCGGTTCGTTTTAAATCTTCGGCATCTTCTACTGTTAGCTCACGAGTAGAGGATGCTGGTATCAAGGATACAGGTAGTAAAGATTGAGGGAGTGCAGATACAAAATCCTCTAACTCCACAAAGTTATCGCTAGCCCGAACTAAAACTACGGGAAGGGGCGGATCACCTTTAAAGTTATGAGTGCTAGGAATACGTAGCACACGCGCAGCATCGGCTGTAACCAACTGATCAGCCTCAAGACCGAACTCCGCACACGCTGCTTTAAGACGTTCCGCTGCCGGAAGCCACTCAGCTCTACTATACGAACGCGTTAGCGTCCAATAGATATGTAACCCACGTCCTGAATTAACTACTGCTGTAGGGAAAGGCAACTTGTAATGTTTACGAAACTTCTGCAACGCTACTAAAGCGTCACCTTGTGTAGTGTAGGGTTTAGTCGCACCACAATCGAGGTCTAGGAATAAACTCTTAATAGACTCTACATTCTCAGCTACACGTTTAGTAGGTTCCGAGTACCTACCTAATGCAAAATATGCGTCGTACCCTTCCGCGTTTAAGTTTGTAGCGGCTTCGATAACTGTGTCTAAAGAATCGTAAAATTTCTGTTTCGTGCTTTTCTTCTTTGCGTTTAACCCTAATAAACAATAATGCCCTTTTTCACCCAATACGGTGCCAAGAAATTGTTTTGCTTCCATAGTAAGCCCACGTAAAAGAAAAGGAGTGCCTCAATGACACCCCCTCCCCTTCTTATTATTTTAATCATCAAAGGCATCAAGCATGCTAGCAAGATCAACATCACCAGCTGGTTCAGCTTTTTTCTTCTTAGATACTTTTACTGTGGGTTCTTTAATTACCTCAGGCTCTTCCTTGGTTTCTTTTTTAGGTTCTTCGACTGCATCAAAAACGCTGTCCAGTCCATCTTCCTTGCTAGCGCCGTTGCTTTTAGTAAAGCCTTCCTGCGCTTCGAAAGGGGAAGCAGCAATAAACTCTTTGTATTTTATTACCTGCACCGCACGTATTCGTAATGACACTCCCGACCCCATGCTTGCGCTATAAGGAATAAGCTCTACAAATAAGTTTATCGTACTCCCTGAAGTTAACTGGAAGCCCTCGTCTAACCGCTCATTGCTAGAGTCAAAATGACGGGGAGGTTCGACAGTTTTGCCGCTAAAAGCCGCAGGGATTTTAGCCTTCCCAATAAAAAATCCGTCTTCTGATTTCTTAAATGGCATTTCTAAATCAGGCCATGCGTCTTGTTTACTCTCTGCGTAAGCACTCGCCATAACTTTAAAGAGTTCTTTAGCTTGCGCCCCAGTCATCTTAAAGCTAGTTGTGTACTCCGCCCCTTGCGCCGTAGATTCACATGGAGCTGTCCCCCCCTGTCCGTTCTTACCGCCCCCTTGTTGGAAATGGTAAGGCTGGTCTAGCCTTGGGTATAAAGCTTCTACATTGTTAATCATAAAGGATGGTTTAGTCATATCAGCACTCTCGTTAAAAAGGTTATTAAAAATAGCATTAGTTTATAAAAACTAAGTTATGGTTTAGGTACTTCTACTTACTACAAATCTCTTACGTACACCCCATCCCCTTCAACAACACCAAACACGTTGTCTACGTTGGGGTAGCTATCCTGCGTAGGGGCGATCTTAAGCGTTACTAATTTTTCAGTATCAGGATGTGTCTGTATCTCTTTTGCTATCGCAGCTTCAGCTTCTTCTAATACCCGCAACGGTTTAAAGTACAGCTTTGGCGTATGGCTTTCTTCATCAAAACGTATTTCCGTAAGTAGCATCGCAAAAGGTACAGGCTTTTCTTGACTGTTAAGAAAGCGTGCGTATGTCTGCATTGACATCTTCTGTTTATCTTTACCAAACAAACTCGTAGCAGGGAGTTGTAATTGGTAAACTTCAGCAGGATTGATTTTGTCATCCTCATCTGCGAGTAAGACAGCAATCCGTTGTTGGTACCTACAAGCGCGGGTCTGCCCCACTCCCGAACCTTTAATATTTTGTTTGCACTCAAAACATGCTGAGGCTTGTCTAGTGTCCTCAGGCACTTCCTTTGAGGGTCTACCCGTTTCGCTATCTGCTGACCAACACGCAGGAGGGTTACTCTGTCCTGCGACGTACTCGCCCTTGTAGTAAGTACGGGATATAGGCGCAGACTTAACGATTACAACTTTAATCGCAGGAGTTTGTAGTATTTCTTCGTGAGTTCCAACTACTTTACGAAATATATTTTCACGAATACTCAGCCTCAGCACACCTGAATATTGGGGCGGCTGTAAAACTTTCGTATTACTCTCAAGTTCGTCTAGTATATCTTGGTACTCGCTCGGTACATTATCCGAACCTTGTGTCATACATCTTCTTCCTCAGGGAAATCTAACTCTATCTGGGTAGGAGGGTTGCTGTCCTCTTGGTCTAAAGGGGGAGCTTCTTTTTTCAAAGCGCCAACTACCTCAGGAATATTAAAGCGGTAGGTGTTAGCTACTTTGATATAAGTAGTGCTTGGAATGTAACCTTTATTGACCCATTGGCGTATCGTACTTGCTTTAACCGCTAGATGGTCAGCCAAGTCATCAATAGGAACGTAAGTATCGCTCATTTTTTTCTCCGTATAGTTAGCGTGTATTCGCTATCGCAATTTAATCCGGCGGGAAGTAACTCAGGATTCTCTTCTAAAAACTGTTTCATATTGCCTTGGTGAATACGTTTCTCTAGCAAATCCACGCATTCATGTTCCAGCATAAAACGGTTCATCGACTCCCAATCGCTAGTCCAAAACTTAGTTCTAACTGACCTGTAGAAAGTTCCTGAGCTAGTACGTACAGACTCAATCCCACTCTCTTCACAATGGGCTAGCAGTTTACTTTTTATAGCGTCAAGCCCAGCGTTAAGCTCTTGTTCTTGCTTGTTAAATTCAGTAGCTAACTCAACTTTCTTATCCCGAATCTTAACGTACACCTTTACAAGGCGGTCAAGGTCAAGTGTATTATCGTCTTCTATTGTCACTATCTGTCCCCATTCTGGTTACGTTTCATGGAGTATAGTGTAGTCTGTTCTATAGTTCAAGCACGTCTTGATATAAATCGATCATCTTGGTGTAAACGTTTATCCGCTCGTCAAGAAGGGCGTATATACGCTTCTCTACTTTGGAGCCTTGCAGCTGGACTACGGTACATGGATGAGTTTGTCCTGAACGGTGTACACGGGCGTTAGCTTGGGCGTAAGTTTCTAGCGAAGGGACTGGCCCCCACCACACAATAGTATTAGCCGCAGTAAGAGTAACCCCATGCGCGGCAGCTTGAGGTTGTATTATTAAGACGCGAGGGTCATCTTTATTCTGGAAGTCTTTGAATATCTGAGTGCGGCGAGAGGCACTAACGTCCCCACGAATAATCTCATTAGTAATACCATCTTTAGTTA